ACGCCTCAATACCTGATTGAGACAAATACTTTTCTTTAATCTCTTGTTGCTTCTTTTCCTTAGTTATTCTACGAAGAAAGGCGTACCAAATGATCTGAGTAAAATACGCAAATGCGTTTGGTTTACCAGTTCTGGTGGTAGCATTAATATCATAGTTTTCAATAGCTTTCAAGCAGTTTTCCACAGCGTCCATAACCATTTCTTCTCGATACGTATATCGTATGAAGTTTGATTTGTGCGATAGGTTTTCTGCGATTCTAAGGAAAGACACTGCGATGTAGTCAGGTACAACAGGAAGGTTCTTATTTCTATTCTTAGCTTCTTTAACTGTTGTAACATAATCAACTACGGCAGATGAAAATTCTTGGTTATTAATATAATGAACGTTCTTTGATCTTTTTGCCATATTATATTCCTGTTTCAATTAGTATAATTGTACCACAGATACGCGAAAATGTAAACTAATTTTTTTTCACTTTTTGTGCATTTTTTCCTTTACTTTTTGCACAGGTGTGGTATAATAGTAGTATTACTACTGAGGGGGAGGATAGTATCTAGTGTAATTTAGACCTGTCGATTGAGGTAAAATCAATTACATTAGACATGTTCGAATCTAGTTCTTCGTTCGGGATTCCGTAATCCTTCAAAACGTCTTCTTCAGAAGTATTTAAATATTCCGGGTCGTCTTCCAATTCTCTTATCTTCTTCAATGCTTTATTATACTGCTTTAATAGTTCTTCATGGGGGTGAGCAACTGACATGACATGATAATCACTTAAGGACACTAAATGATTTGTAGCTTCGATATAAGTCATCCAAGGTTTAAATGTATATAACGTCTTTTCAAAATTAACATCAACTCTTATAACGCGAAGCGGCGTGCGAAGGATCAACTGATCTTCGTGCTCTTCAATTATTTCTGCTATAATTTCTTCGCCGTCAGAAAGTTTGAATTGTTTCACATGATCTAAGATAGGTATTTCCATTTAATCGTCCTGTTCGTAAATATAAGTTGAAATATGATCGTCACCGTGCTTCTTAAGCTTCCGCCTGATTAGAAACATTCTCGCCTTCACCTTTATTTTCCAGATAAGTTTTCTTATAAAATTCATAGTATATCTCTGCTATTCTGCGACTACCGGAGTCACTTAATGTTTCTAACTGATCATCTTTAAAGTATTTATACTCGTTATCATCTCCAAAATGCACCTGCTTGAGCTGTGTCAATATTGGTATATCACGTTGTGGGTATCGAACAAAGTTCGTATCTTCTAGACCCATATAAACTGGAAAGCTCCATCCAGGATTTTCCGGATCTCTATCCGTGTATTTAGTTTCTCCTGATCCGTATATAAAATCAAATGTAGATTTTCCGAATAGAGGTTCATCGAGTGTTTTTGTTACGGTATGAACTAACCATTTAAAATACATCTCATAATCAAAAAGCCAGTAGGGCTGAGCAGGTTCATTTCTATCATGTTCGCCATTTTCTTTGCAATAGTTATATATAAGTTTCCAATCAAACGGATCTTCCCAAGCCGCGCACATGAAAATTATATCATTCTTTTCACATACCTTTTGAATTACAGTTAAGTCATTAAGATAATCACTTATCATTCTCATGTTAGCAAAGTATTTTGTGTATAATCCTTTATCGTCCATTAGTACTCTATTAAAAGATTCTACTACACTTTCATCTTCTGTTAGTGCGGTGTTTCCTTTCAGTAACTTGTTTCCGTCAAATATCCACCTCTTCTTTACATCCCACCACCCTAGATGTGTTGTACCCATAATAACATAACTATACTTAGAAGGATTTTTTAGTAACTCGTATAATATGTTCTGAGCTATTATGTGATTAGTGGCCGGTTTTTCTGACACATCGGTATAACTACATCCTATACCTTCCTTACTACACAGATACTCTATCCACTTACTATCATACGGTGATCCCGTCAGCGCGTATTTTTTCTTACTTAACCACATTTCTATATTCTTTCAAGTAGTATTGCGCTATGCATTCTTGACCATAGGCGTTTGGATGTGTATCTTTTAAACTTATTTTGTATTTTTCTCTACCTTCAGCCCAACTCTTGTCTTCTATCTCTTCATATATTGTCCAGCCTCCTGCATCTCTTAAGCAAGGAAAACCCATCCATGATTTAACATCTATATCATTTATATAATCATTATTAAACCAACCGTCCATTGAAGCCTCAGATATCTGAATCATATATGGTCTTGCTTCTTCACTCTCTCTACCATATTCATCAGCTATCATGGCTCTATACATTGCGCCTACATCAAATTGAAGTAAGTTACCCATAATCAAAGGTATATCATACATCTTACATAGGTTCTGTAAAATAACCGCGTGCTTTAAAAAGTCTCCATATATGTGTCTACAAAAGTCTGCCGACAAGGTTTTATTTTGCCAACCCCAATTATTAAACATATGAGTAATAGGTAAAGCAGCATCTTCAAATGGGTTTCTTGGTCTATTACTTCGATTCTTTAAGCCTATCTCCGTAAAATCAGCGAGCATATTAACCGAAGCTCCGTGATAAAAACTTTCTCTCCAAGTCTCGCTCCACCCAACCATAACGGCTGCGATGTCCTCAGGGTGACCTACAATATGAGGGATTAGAGAGTTTGTGATATACTTGTATCCACATCCATTTGTGGCCACATTCAAATCTTCGAGTCCTAGTTCTCTTGCAACAATCTCTGGCCATTTAGGCCAGCTACAGTCTAATTCTGGATGTACCTCTGAATAGTATTTACGATTGGTGTAACTACATCCACCCGCTAAAATATATTTAGACATGTTTATTAAACCACTCCGCTATAATCCTATGCCCTTCATTATTAGGATGCGCATCTCTTTCACTAATCCTATGAATCTTATCTTCTCTCCTAAAACCTTTTCCTTTCTGTAAAAGTTTTTCAGCAGGTTGTCCTCCCATTTCCCAAAAGAAAGGCCAACCTATCGCAGTAAAATCTTTAGAATCACTAATCAATTTCCACATATCTGACTCTATAATATGATTGATAACCCATTCTGTAAATCTGTGTCCAATCAGTTCAGGCCTAACACCTTCTAACACCTGCATTATATAAAGCTTAATTCCTCTTGCTTTACATATTTCGATAAGTGTTAACACTTTTCTCATATTCACATCCATTATTTTAGTGAGTAGATCTGGTCCCCAATCATCAAGATTTTCAACATCATTAAAAAATGTACTGCACAATCTTCCGTAATCTCTTTGAGCATTGTCTAGAGTATCAAGCTTGTTTTCTCTTTCTTTCTGTTGTACATAAAATGAAAAAGAAACGTTTAAGCACTTTGTAATAAGAGGAAACCTTAACCATTCGGTTAAGCCTAACACGACTCTATCTACTTTCTTTTCTATAAACAATATATTAAGGATATCGTCTATAGATCTAGAGATAGAATTACCTGATGTTGCTGTGTGTATAAATTTTACGTCAGTGCCAAAGTCTACTTGCTCAACCCATGAAGTACTAAATATTTCTTCAGGAACTTTAGCTCCACCTTGACCACCACCAAAAACTGGATCTGTACTTCTGTAGTTCGGATCACTCCAACTACAACCTCCAGTAACCACTACTTCCATTTAAAAAACCTTTACACCATACTTCTTTTCAAACTCTTTTGCGTCATCCCAATTATCAACCATTGGTTTTCCTTTTATATTTAGGCTCGTGTTAAGTAACATTGGACACTTGGTTTGTTCATACCATTCTTCAAGTAAAGGCCTAATTACAGAACTACAGTCTTTCTTAACAACTTGAACTCTGGCAGTTCCATCTACATGAGTTACAGAATGATAGTCATGCTTTGCTTTTGACACAAATTGCATGTATTCGTTCATTGGTCCTTCAAAGTATTCGTCAGCAAATTCTTCCAAGATTGCAGGCGCAAAGGGTCGAAATTTTTGTCGTTGCTTAATTTTATTGACTGTGTCCTTAATATCTCTTCTAGGGTCTGCAAAAAGACTTCTATTGCCAAGAGCACGAGGCCCAAACTCAGCACGACCATGTGCAACGCCGCAATAACTATTGTTCCGCAAGTGATTAACAATCTTTTTAACATTTATTTCTCTTTTAATATTAGTACCTAAGTATGGATCTTTCCAGTTTAGTTTCTTTCCATAAGCCAAAGCCGCTGCACCAAGCGATGATCCACAATCACCTGGATTAGGCATTATCCAAATATTCTTTCCAAGTTCTGCAACTTTACTATTAGCTACACAATTAAGAGCAACTCCTCCCATTATAACAAGATTATCGTGCTTACAGTATCTTTTTACTAGAGTCAATATTCTTTCTTCAACAACTGCTTGAGCAGAAGCTGCTAGATCTTCATCTTTGTATATTGGAAGTAAGAAATCATTGATTCCTTTATGACAGTTGTGAAACTCTAAGATCTGTTTCATTTTTTTAGTATGTAATGGTTCTCCAAACGCAGCCATTCCCATAGTAATGTACTCATCCTCGTTTGGTTTAAGTCCTATAGACTTAGTGATCGCAGAATAGAACAGACCAATAGAGTATGGATACTTGTAGCTTCTTACCTTCTTCATTTTTGGAACGCCATCTTTCATCCAAGCTTTCCATACTGAGATAGTATCCCATTCGCCTATAGCGTCAAGGACAAGAATATTACACTTATCAAAGTTAGAAGTATAGAATCCTGCTGCAGCGTGTGTTTCGTGGTGATAAAACGATATATCGTAATCAGATCTATTAGGTTTCCATCCCTGACCTGCATATAACTGTCTTGTTCTTTTTAACCAAGGTTTTTCATAGAACGCGATCTTATCACATTCTAATCGTTGACGAGGGTGTAACCACTTATCGTTTTTGATTCTAGAATATCTTTCAGCGTGAGTAGCAGAAATGATTTCTCCATCCTCAATCAAACACGCGCCAGCGTCATGAAACCCTTCACTAATTCCAAGTATTTTCATACTATATCTCCAAAAAAAGGCTTTTCAAAGTTTTCTGTTGGTTTATGTAATTTTGTCATATTACCGTGCTCATCATAAAAATCAAACCAATCTTCTCCAGGCGTAAATCTTGTTGACTTAACCCATGAAAAACCTATTGCTCCGTGTTCTAGAGCTAGGTTTTCAATTTGTTTTAGGTAGTCTTGGTTATGTCGGTGAATTACAGTAAAGATCTTTGCAGTTCCACCACCTTCACTAAATGACTGCATATTTTCTAGTAGCTTCTTTAATGACGTTTTCCTTCTATACTTAGCGTGCATTTCTTGAGTTACTCCTTCTAGTGCAAACCAAGTTGAGACTTGACGTCCTAACTTTCCAAGATCGTGCCACCACTCTTTACTTCTAATAGAACCGTTTGTAAAAATAATAATCTCTGCATCTTTATTACCTTCTAATATATATTCAGTCATTTTAACTAAGTCTTTATTCATAGCAGGATCTCCCCAAGTTCCACAGAACTCCCACCTCTTAGTCTTAGAGATCATTTCCTTGCTGTAAGATTTTTTGAATGTGTCAAGTGACCACTGTACAAGAGGAAGCCATTCTACTTTATTGAGCCCCGGCTTTGTATGTTCTGTTCGGTGACATTCTGGACATCCGGCATTACAAAAGGTTGATATATCTAGCCAAACGTCTAGAATCCCGTTATCATATACCTGTTTGTATGATGTCATATCTCAACGTCTACCACCTTGTACTTGAATTTTTCTTTACGATATATCTTTAATCTTTCTTCTGCGTGACTCAGCGTATAGTTCTTTTTTGACTTGTGCTGAAGGTTATCAGCTATGTCGTAGAGTTTCGTCGTTTTTCCGTCCTCTGTTTTTCTGAGGCCGCGACCAATACTTTGTAAGACCCTAATCTGAGATTTACTAGGCGATGCAAATATAATATTATGGAGATTGCGAATATTAATACCAGTACTGAAAGTGCCAAGTGAAGCCACAATGATAGCATCTTTTTGTCCCTCCGTTATTTTTCTAATCGCCTCTCTGTCAGAAGTTTCCGTAGCACCACTCACAAAAAATATCTTTCTATTTTCTTCTGCCTTACTATTTATTAAATTATATAGTGGCTTTCCGTGTTTTTCTACAAACTGAAAGAGCACAAGAGTATTACCTTCTTGCTTTAAAGCAAGGTTTCGAATAAACTTATTCCTAGGATCGTACTGCGTTATAAAGTCGACTTCATCTTGATACTTTAGTCCGGTTGTCATCTTTCTTGTTTCAGCGTTGTAATTTAACTGAAGCATAAAAATATCCAGATCTGCAAGAGTATTCTTATCCTGTAGATCTCTTGTGGTAGTTACTTTCATAACTTTACCGAATAAACCTTCTAGTACGAGTTGATGCGTTTGTGTACCGTCCAGTGTTCCAGTAGTTCCAAACCTATATTCCGCTAACCTAGCTTTATTCATAATATTGGTCAGTGACTTAGACTTAAAACCATGACACTCATCGCCAAAAACTATACCAAACTGTTCGAACCAAGTAAAATGTAATTTGTATATTGACTGCCAAGTACTAATAAAGATTCTTTCAGATATATTTGTTTTAGGCTTACCTGAATATATTACATGACACTCGTCTTTAGCCTTCCATGAATGATCGTTTGATGAATAGTCCTGAAAGTCTCCAAACATTTGCTCTACAAGAGAAGTCGTTGGAACAATTATTAGAACCTTTTCTCCAAACTTTTCAAGATACCATCTCATTAATACATATATGATAAGAGATTTTCCAGAACCTGTAGGAGAAAGTAGTACAGCTCTCTTTCTCTTAATACTTTCGCATATTGAATTAAACTGATAGTCTCTTATTTCGATAGGTTGTCCACCATTATGAAGATCTAAACTTTTTACAAAGTCCATAACTTCTTTAGGATCTACTTCATTAAAAGATTCTGGAGGACCGTAGTTACTATCCTCATACTCTATATTATATTTTCTTTTTTTCGCAAAGTCTTTTACATAAGGAAGTAGTCCACAAGGTAGTTCTTTACTCTGTGCATTAAACAAACGTACTTTTCCATCCCAAACTCTATTTCTATAGAGAGGCATGAACTTATATCCTGGAACAAAAAACGAGAAGAAGTCGCTCAACTCTGCAGCAACTCCATGATCACAACCTACAGACATAGAACTGTGATTGTTTTTCTGTAAGACTATTTTATCCACCTGATTCAAACTGCTTCCATTTTATAATATTACCAATTGTTTGGTGTCTCCAACGAATAGTATCAACAATTTCTTGTAGAGTTTCTACAATAGTTTTGAAGTACGCAATCTTTTCTTCTGATTTTTGTATATCTATATCAGAATCATAGTAGTAGTTCATGTCTGTCTTCATTACCTTTAATCCATCGAAAGGATCGAAAGGCCAACCTTTTTTGGCTATCTCATCTTGACTCATCTTACCGTTATAATACAGCCACTTATCTTTCAATAAGCTTTTTTGTGCTAGTTGATATTTTTTTAGTTGTAGCTTTGCTAGTGATAGTTGTTTCAAATACTTCGAATGCAGTACCGCAGTATCTACCGACGTTCTAGTCAGATCCATACTGTTAACCTTACCGTCAGTTTCCCAGCTGCTAAGTATTTCTTCAAGATTCATAATAAACTCCTATATATCAACATGTACGTTTGAGAACGTAGGTTTCTTACCAATTTCTGGTAGTCTTTCCTTTAATTCGTCAATTCCTTTCATGTTTTTGTATTCATCTCTATATACTATTATACCATAGTTTATCAGATTTGTAAAATCCCAAAGTGCATAATATAGGAATCTAAACGTAATATGTAATATAGATGAATCAGATACTGAGAATATATCTTCAGTTGACACCGAAGCGTATCTACAACTTGCCTTTTTCATAGCAGCCCACAGCTTTACGTTTACATCTCTTGTATACTTTTCATTAGATAACAGTTTATCTACGTCTAGACTTTTATCTTTATTAGTGTGATACCACAGAGAAACTAGCCTATCGTAACTATTTCTCCTATATAAAAGAACTGTACTGTAGTGAAAGTAATTAAGACACTCAAGTATTTCTGCACACAGCTCCCATGGAACTTCTTCAGGAATAACTCTCATAACTACTCTGTATGACATAATAGTTCGAACAGCTAACCTGAGTCTTTCAACATCTTGATATTCTTTGTTAGAATCTTTAAATTGTTTTGCTACATCATAGAATATACCAGTTTCTTCATCAAACAAGTGATTCTGATCTATCAGCTCTCTCGATCGCTCTACGGTGTAACCCATATTTTCTATGTTTGTATAGATCTCTTCCCAATCGTATCCTAGTCTGCAATTAAAGTTTGCAGCTTCATTAACAGGTTCTTTTTCTTTTACGGATCCTCCAGCAAAAAAGTGCATAAGACTTTTACTTCCGGACTTTCTGTTTCCAAAAATAACCAGTGCTCTATACGATTTTACTTGTTGGGTAAGTTCTGCGTGTCGGCCACGGATAGGGCCTTTCTCAAGTGGCACATCTCTAATATTCATTGTATTCCTATACTATTTCAAAAAAATCAATCTTAAACGTTACTGGAAAGCTTATTATATCTATATCACCTGCAGTAGCATCAAACGTAACTGCTCCTACTGATGTTGGGATTGCGTTCTTATAAACAATTGTTCTAGATGTATTATTGTGGCTGTTTAACGCAACAACAGTTATATCTGCTTCTATAAATGTTTGTTGATCGTAATCACTTCTTTCAACTGTTAGTGACTGCAACCAGTTGTTAAAGTCTAGATATGATTTCCACTTTTCATCAAGAATTATATCCATCTGAAGTTCATCAAAGTTAAGAGTATCACCTGGAACAGAAACAGTTTGAAGTCTAGATACTGGAACCTGAGCTCCACTCACTGCGATACCCGGATGGACTATCCTTTGAGCGTAATATTGTAACGACGCGTATTTTTCTTTGTCTATAGAAACTATAAACTGCGTCGGTTGAAAATAATTATTTTCCTGATATTCTTCAGCCATTATTTAGCCCTCTTCTTCATCTCTTGTTTTCTTATCTCTTTTTTACCTTTTTCAAATGTATTTACTACAGATTTCTTACCCATAACTTTAGCTCTTTGTTGACCAACGTTTAGGATTTGAATCTTACGTGCAAAAGGTTTTTTAATATTCTTAACCTTAGAAACTGTAGCCTTAGCGTCAGCATTAGTAGCAAACTTAATTCTTACAGTATCGTCAGGATTCTCGTCAGTATACAGTCTTCTGTCTGATCCCTTAGGTTTTTTTCCGGTTCCTACTTTAGGATCACCTTCTCTTATGTCTCTAAAAGTTTTCATAATTCTATTTATACAAAAGAAAAGGGGTCCCGGAGGACCCCTGAAGTTTAGTAAGTAACTACTTTTATTATGATACGAGTAGGTTGTCCACTCTGAAGATTCTGTAGTACTGGTTAGATTTAGCAGCAGCTAGACCGTCAGCAGGTGTAGCACCTACGAATGGGTTTGATACCATTCCGTAACGAGTCTTGAAGCCGATTTTTGGTTGGAATGTGGCTTCCGCTACTGCTCGTACCATTGTTAATGGAACGTATGGGCAATAAAAGAGACCGGCGTCGTATGCGTTGGTTCCCTTATAACCAACAGTGATGTAGTCTACTGTTGCATATGGGTCAATGTATACTCTTGTTCGACCATTTAGAACACCTGCGAAAGTGTTTCCTGTGTCGTCTACATTCAATGCAGTTGACATCGCTGGTGCATAGTCGAGCATTCCAGTTGCAGACAATGCAGATGCTACATCAGATGATGTAATGATAAAGTTACCTCTACCTCTACGTGTCTGTTTTGCGATTGTGTTGGCTTCACGGTCGATTTGGACCATTAGACCTTTGAACTTTTCAACTGACCATCTACCATCAGCGTCTG